TTTCTTCAATATTAGTATCAATTTGTTGATATCGCATTCCTAAAAGTTGACACCCCATTTCTCTCATAACAAGAGAACTAGGATTATCTGGATTAGAACCTTTATCTGCCATTCCTATTGTCATATTTTGTTTATTAAAATCTATAAGTTCATTCATATCTGGGGTATACTTAATATCATAATAATGTAGTGCTCTCATAAATACAGAATTACTTGTTATATTAATAAATTTATAAAATTCGGGACATTCTAAAAATGATGTATTACTTCTATCGACAATAATAATAACTTTACCCATTAATTTTTTTAATTCTACATTTCCAAAATTCTTACCATAAAATTCTGAATCATAATCTTTACTTAATAAAATAGAATCATAACTTTCCAACACTTTTGCAAAGTTTTTATACATATCTTGATTTGTGCTTTTAATGCGAAGATGTATAATAATTGGGTCTAATGAGTTAGGCGAATTTGCGGTTGAAAACGCGTAATCACGAATTACATTCATTGCATCTACAAAATTAATATAATTAAATGTTTCTTTAACATAATAACTATCAATTGTAGAAGTAGATATAACTGGTTTATTATTAATAGAATAAATTTCAAAATCAAGACCTCTTACACCTTGTTTCAATAAATCTTTTAAAATACATAAATCTACATAATTATTTCTATAATTTCCTCCACTACAACAATTATATGCTGTTTTAATATAATAATCTTTAAATGTATAATTAAATTGTTCTGAATTATCAATCGATTTAATTTTTCCATTTAAATCGCCATAAATAGAACTCATTAAAGAACAATTTTTTCTTCTTAAACCGCTATAATAAAAATATAAATAAAATGCAATAAAAATAATAACAAGTGTAATTGTAGTAATTAAAACTATCGCAGTCGATTCTTTTAAACTTTTTATTGATGTTATCGTGTTATTAAATAGTGCTTTTATATTTTCTTCTATATTCGTGTTTTCCATATTATATTATATTATGTATAAATAAAATATAAATAATATTATATTTATATTATAAATGCATTTTTCAAATTATTTTAAAGTTATACATGAACTTAAAACCTATTTTATCAATCGCGGGTGGAATACATATCATTTTATTGATATATACCCTACTAAAAAATTTATTTCATTTATTGTTGTAAACAATTATACAATTATATAATTGTGTAATTGTATAATTATATAATTGTATAATTATACAAATAAAGAATTAAATATATTTTTATATTATAACATATGCCCGGTGGATTAATGCAACTTGTATCTCAAGGACAACAAAATATTGTTCTAAATGGAAATCCTACTAAAAGTTTTTTTAAATCGGTATTTCATCAATATACTAATTTTGGTCTTCAAAAATTTAGATTAGATTATGAAGGTTCAAAAACTTTACGTCTTTCAGAAGAGTCTACATTTACATTTAAAGTAAAACGTTACGCTGATTTATTAATGGATTGTTATTTATCTGTAGCTTTGCCAAATATTTGGAGTCCATTATTACCACCACAACAAATAACACTACAAACTAGTTATCAAGGTCTAGGAAATATTGAACAATGGGCGCCATATGATTTTAAATGGATCGATAATATTGGCGCCAAAATGATATCCAAAATAAGTATTACATGTGGAAATTATACTTTACAAGAATATTCAGGGGATTATTTATTAGCATCTGTTCAACGCGATTATAATGCTATCAAACTTAATTTATTTAATAATATGATTGGACACGTACCTGAATTAAATGATCCAGCAAACGCTAATTCTCGGGTTAACTCTTATCCAAACGCATATAATGCAGGAGATTTCGCAGGACCGGAACCATCTATTCGAGGACGAATTTTATATATACCTTTAAACAATTGGTTTGGGTTAAAATCTCAAATGGCATTTCCATTAACATCATTACAATACAATGAATTACATATAAATATTACATTAAAACCAATTAATCAACTTTTTGTAATTCGCGATGTATTTGATGCCACTAATAATTATCCGTATGTTTCACCTAATTTTAATTTATGGTATATGCAGTTTTATCGTTTTTTACAACCACCTCCAGATGTATACATTGATATTAATTCTTATTCTGATCAAAGAACATTATGGAATGCCGATATTCATTTAAATTGTACTTACTGCTTTTTATCAAATGAAGAAGAAAAATTATTTGCGTTGCAAGAACAAAAATATTTAATAAAACAAGTACACGAAAAAAAATTCCCCAATGTTACAGGACCAAATAAGATTGAATTAGATTCTATTGGTATGATTTCTAATTGGCTTTTTTATTTTCAACGTAGTGACGCTAATTTAAGAAATGAATGGTCTAATTATACAAATTGGCCATATAATTATTTACCATTAAATGTTATTCAAGCGCCAACTTCAGGAACTTATACAATTTATAGAAATATAAATTCTGTATTAACTCCAGTTGAAATAGGACCTGGAGTTAATCCTGATGGAACATTAACTGGAATTCTTATTAACCAAACATATAATCCTCAAAATGAAAAAGATATATTAATAGCTATGGGTATTTTATTAGATGGTTCATATAGAGAAAATATACAACCCGCAGGAGTATTTAATTATATTGAAAAATATACCAGAACTACTGGTAGTGCTCCTTCAGGATTATATTGTTATAATTTTGGAATTCATTCAAATAATTCAGATTTGCAACCATCCGGAGCAATAAATATGAGTAGATTTAATCAAATTGAACTTGAATTTACTACAATCATTCCTCCACTAGACCCATTAGCGCAAAGTTTAACTATTTGTGACCCAGAAACTGGCAATATTATTGGCATTAATAAACCAACATGGCGAATTTATGATTATAACTTTGATTTATATTTGTTTGAAGAAAGACTAAATGTTGTTAACTTTATTGGCGGAAATGTTGGTTTAATGTACGCAACATAAAATTTATATATTTTACATTTTATATTTTTCTTGAATTTGACGCTGGAGGAGTTGTTTCGTAAAATAAACCTGCTGCCGATATTGTCATTGGATATTTTACTTCATATTCTGAAGAATTTATTCCACTTAGATTATTCGAATACTTATCTGCTGCGTCTCTTTTTTTATTATATAATTCCAATCCTTTATTAAAAGAATCTTGCCACAAATCTACACCCTCATAAGGTCTTTTTATTTGCGAATTTTCTGAACCTGGATATATTTCCGAAAAATTATTAATATAATGCCCTACGGGATGTATTCTATTACAACCTTTGCAGTCTACATCAGAAGTACATTGTTCTCTTGTTATTAAACATTGCGCCTTTGGACCACAAAAATTTTTACAACTAATTGGTTCATTTATTGGTAAATTTACACTATGACTGTATAACGGAGAATTTAAATCTTTATAATTAATTGACACAGTTATGGGATTTATTCTATTATTAAAATTTTCTGGTTTACCCTTACTATATTTTATAAGCATTCCAAATAAACATAAACATAATAAGAGATAAATTATTGTATATTTAAAATTAAATTTCATATATACAATTTAGATTTTATTTTTTAAATGGCGATAAAACAGGTTTTATCATACATTTCTCCAATATGTTTTGCTCCAATATAGGTACACGTGCTTCTTAAACCTCCTAAAATATTTTGAATCGTATCTTCTATTGGACCTTTATATGGAATTTTTACAACAGCACCTTCAGAAGACCTATAACTTTCCATTTTACCAAAATATTTTTCCATAGCATGTTTTGAACTCATGCCATAATAAATTTTAAAATGTTTTCCATTTTCTTCAATTATTTCACCTATATTTTCATCATGTCCTGAAAATATTCCTCCGGCCATAACAAAATCGGCACCTCCACCAAATGCCTTTGCCATATCACCAGAATATTTTATTCCTCCATCCGATATTATATATGAGGTATAACCTAAATCTTGTAATGATTTACACATTTCAGAACATTCGTTTACTGCTTTCAATTGAGGTCTTCCTACACCAGTTTGTAATCTTGTTAAACAAGCACTTCCTGAACCAATACCAACTTTAACTACATCTACACCTGCTTTTACAACTAAAATATTTACCATTTCAGATGTTATTACATTACCGGCTACAATTATTTTATCAGGATATAAATTTCTAATTTTTATACAAAAATCAACAAAACAATCCATATAACCATTTGCTACATCAATGCAAATCCATTTACAATTTGTATACGATACTATTTCTTTTAAATTTTTAAAATTTTCTTCTGTAATTCCGGTTGTTACCATAAAATATTCTGGTTCTAATTTGATCCCTGAATTTACAGCATTCATATAATCTTGAATTGTATAAAATTTATTTAAAGCAGTTAACATTTTATATTTTTTTAAAACATTATATACGTTAAAAGTTCCGGTTGTATCCATATTAGACGCAATAATAGGAATTCCTGTCCAATATTTTTCATTATTTCCATTTCCATTTCCATTTACAAATTTTATTGTTCTTTCTAAATTTACATCACTTCTTGATGATAACCCACTTGGATGTGGTAAAATAAGAACATCGTTAAAATCTAATTCCTTTTCTAACCTTGAATAAATATCTGCTTTATCTTCCATTTAAATAATTTAAATAATTTCTATTTAAATTATAAATTATTTAAATTATTTATAATTTATATTTATATTATTTGTAAGAATTTAATATATATTTATTATAACTATAATGTCCGCTATAATGTCTCAAACTGAACATACAAACGCAATTGATGAAAAAAAAAAGGAATCTGACAATGCAACTACTACTGATTTTAAAAGTTTTATTATTAATTATACTTCTACTATTCTTTTTACTATAGGAATATTTATTATCGGGGGAGTTGGATTATATACTACAAAAATTGCTCAATCTAATATTTTACCGGATAATATTGAATTGGCACCTTATACTATCAAGGACCGCGTAGTTAAAGATATTGAAATTAATATAAATATTATAAAACCTCTATTTTTTTCTAAAGATGAAAATATATTATTACAAAAATCTACATTTAATTCTCAAGAATATTTAGATAGTTTTAATAAGAATTTTTTATGTTATTTAAAAAAATCTGCTGACCCAAATTCTGGATTATTTGCTAACGCACCATTATTTTTTTCAACTGTTTATGATAATTTAGTTGCTAAAAATTTTCTCGCTATTAATTCCATTTTTTATTATTTAAGTTATCTTCCGGAATCAGTTATTATATTACTTTATGGCATTTTTGGAATATTTATATGGGTCGCATTATATTTCTTCAATGTTTGTATTAGTGTTTTTTACCATATTATAAATATACCTCAACTATTTAGAGATGTAGATGATAACACTAACAAATGGGAATCAATTGAACAAATTAGTTTCTTACGGTTTATTAAATTTTTATTGTTTTTCTTTATATGGATTCCTGTTGGAACATTATCTGCATTCATTGCGCCATCATTTTTTACTATTTATGGATTATTTGCCCCACTATTTGCTAAGTATAAAATTACAAATACAAATAACAATAAAAATTATAATGTTTTTAACTTTTTAAAAGATACATTCGTATATAAAAAATTATTCTTCTTTATTTTGGTTACATTAACTTTAATTTCAACTGGCATTAAATATTTGGGAAGTTATTACATTATTGCTATTCTAGTTGCAATTATTTTTTCATTTTTTATGGGATTATATACAAATACTAAACCTAATGATAATGAATTTATCTCAGTCAAAAGTATTAATGAAATTATACAAGCAAATGTATCTTCTTCTAATAAAAATTTGGTGGAAATTTGTAAAAGCATACCGATGAATGATGAAAAAATGGATAAAATTAGAAATGAAGGTACTTTTAGAAAACCAAAAACTAGCAAAACTGAAGAAATAGAAATCCCCCAATTAAAGGGAGGCAAAAAAGTTAAAAATATGACAGATGTAAAAAAATATAATATTAGATGGAGTTAAATTTAAATACAAATTATTAATTAAATTTATATATGAAAAAACAAAATAAAAACAAATTAAAAAATACTTCTGTTCTCCCTTTTGTTAGTTTATGCACCCCAACGTTTAATAGAAGACCTTTTATTCCATTTATGATTCAATGTTTTGAGCATCAAACATATCCTAAAGATAGAATTGAATGGATTATTATTGATGATGGAACTGACCCTATTGAAGAACTCGTTAAAAGTATTCCACAAGTTAAATACTTTTATTATGAAGAAAAAATGCTTCTTGGTAAAAAAAGAAATTTAATGCATACCAAGTGTTCTGGAGATATTATTATTTATATGGACGATGATGATTATTATCCACCTGAACGTATATCGCACGCGGTTGAAACTTTACAACAAAATCCTACATATTTAATTGCCGGTTCATCTGAAATGCACATTTATTTTAATTCTAAAAATAAGGTATATCAATGCGGACCTTATAAACAATACCATTCTACAGCAGCTACATTTGCTTTTAAAAAAGAATTACTTCTTCACACTAAATATGATGATGAAATTGCTTTGGCAGAAGAACACAAATTTACTAAAGGATATACGATTCCATTAATTCAATTAAACTCGTTAAAGTCTATACTGGTTTTTTCACATAAACATAATTCTTTAAATAAAGAAAAATTATTGGAAACTCCAGAACAAACAAAAACACGCCCATCACCTTATATAGTTGATGATTTTGTAAAAGAACCTATTTTAAAACAATTTTATATGCACGACATGAATCAAGTTTTAGAAAATTATGAACTTGGTAAACCTAAATACAAACCTAAATTGTTAGAACAAATTTTTAAAATGGAAGAAAAAAGAGCAAAACAATTAGAAAATAATTTACAACAGCAAAACTTATTTAATAATCGTGTAAATCCTTGCATAAATCCTTGCATAAATCCTTGCATAAATCCTTGCATAAATCCTTGTATAAATCCTTGCGTTACAACTCTTCGTAATGAATATGAAAAAAAAATAGCAGATAAAAATATTTTAATAAATGAACTTTTAAAAAAAATTAAACATCTAACACACGAACTTTCAGAATTTAAGTCTAAACCTTAAAATTATATATTTGTAAACAATTTAAAGATATAATTAATATATAATTAATAAAATGACTTACCACGATTATGAGAACGACTTTGAAAATGATAGTAATAATTTAAAAAAAAAACATTTTACTAATTCCGCATTTCAAAAATTAAATAATAATTATGAAAAGTATAGTATTCCATTTAATAAAATTTGGATTGATGGTAAATTTTATAAGCGCATTACTATTAAAAATTATGGTTCTGGGTGTCAAGGAACTCGTATTATAAATGCTGTAACAGGAACTAAATATAATATTAAGGTTGGTAGTGCTGAAGAAAATATATTTTTTAAAGTAACAGATTCATCTGGAATTAACGGAAGAAATGAACCTTTAATGCTTTATTATGATTCTCCAGAACAATACGAAAATCATTATTTTACAAATGTATCACAAGATACGAAACAACAATGGATACAACGTTCATTATTATTTCAACCCAAAATTAAAACCAAAGTTTAAATTTTTTGTTTACATATTTAACGCGGATTAAAATATAGATAATTTATAAATTTCCAAGAAAATGTTATAATACTTATACATCACACTATAAGTATTATAATAAACACATTTGTTATTTATTATTTTATAATTCATCTATTTCATCTTTTTCATCTGTTTCACTTGTATTTTCTTTTGTGTATTTTTCTAAATATCTATATATTCTATTTATATCTAATTTTGATACATCAACATTTTCAAATAAAGAAAAAATTTCAGCGTCATTATTATATTTACTTTTTAACAGTAAAAAAAACGCAAACATATCATTCTTATCCATTAACAATTCTTGACACAAATTTTGAATAAAAACCGAATTATTATATTCGGTTGAATATTTTGTTAGCACCTTTGTAAATCTAACCTCTACTGGATTAAATTTTTGTTTTTTTTTTGATACAAACGTATCATGATATATTTTATTATTTTTAAATGTTTTTATCATAGAACTCATTTCATTAAATTGCCAAATTTGCTTTTGAAATGTTATTCTATCTATATAATCCGCAAAACACATATTATCTAATATCTTTAAATAAAAAGGGATCGATTCTTCTTTTGTTGTTTTTTCTAAAACATCTATAATATTCTCATGCCATAATAATCCTACTATAGTTCTATCTGTTTCATTCATTATTGTTAAATGTTCTTCTATTGGATAATTATTATTTATTAATTTTTTTGTTATTTTTCTTGTGTCATCATTATATGATTTTTGTAAAAATATATTTTTTATACTATCGTTATTTAATATTTTATCATTATTTTTTGATAACTCATAAATCATCTTTAATTTTCTTAAATCATATTGAATATAATTAATTATATTTGTTTTTATTTCTTCATCCTTTAATGAAATAAAAGACGGGATTAGGTTTTTTAAAATTAATAATATTTGTTGTTTATTTGGGGATTTTAATTCTATAACATGACATACCTTCATTAATTCTTTTATTTTTTTATCAATATGATAATTACCTATACAAATTATTGGATTTAATGTTGTTTCTTCCAATTTTTGTTTTTTTGTTTTTTTAGGTCTTATTATTTTTATTAATGAATTTATACCTCCTTTATCACCATTATTCATTCCATCTATTTCATCCATTATAATTGCTATACGTTTAACTTTTTTCTCAAACATACTCATAATATTTCTATCTGCCATATTATGTTTTGTTATTGTGTCAATTATTGATTTATTTCTTACATCACCCGCATCATATTTTATTACATCATAATTAATTTCTTTAAGAATATTTACTATAAATGTTGTTTTACCTGAACCCGGATCACCATAAATATATAATCCACGTTTTGTTATTAAATTATGTTTATTTTCTTCAAAATCTTTTAATATCATTTTTATTTTTCTTGCTTCTTCATCACGATTTAATAAATTATTCATATTTAGGTTGTCCATCTAATATACCTAATTATATTCTTTTTATGTTGGTTTTTATTTAATCCTTGTTCTTCAAAAAAATTTATTATCAATTTTCTACATTTTAATGATTTATTATCTATCGCATAAGATTCTAAAAAGTTTACATAATTACCATAAATACATTCCTTATAATAATATTTTTTCATATTTAACCATCTTTTATAATTTTCTACTAACAAAAGATTAAATACAAAATCATTATCTTGTCTTACCATTGTTCGTATATATTGTTCAACATACATTTTATTTATAAAACTTCTTAACAAATAATGTTCTTTAATATAATTTTGTTGCGTTAAAAATATTGTCACAGATTTTGGAATATATGAATAAATTATATCTATTAATTCATATGACAATTTATCTATATTTTCTAAAAAAAAAATATACCCATTTAAAAATATCATATTAATATATATAGTTTATTAATTTTAATATATTTATACTCATATTATTTATGAAGAAGTATCGCACGGATTTTTAACTCCTGATGTAATACCATCCCAAGTTACTCCACAAGATGTTGCCCAACGATATTTACCACAATTACCATCATTCCCTATAAAAGGCGATTGATTAAAATTCATTGTATTATGGTGTGTATCACCAGGTATATTACATCTTCCTAAACTATTTGAATTTAAACACTCTTCACCATTTCCAGACATATCAACCCAATAATCAGGACATTCGCCAACTATTGGAGGCCAATTATCTTCCCTTCTTGATTTAGATAACGTTACGCCTATTACTACTAATATTATTATTAATAATACTATAGCCATTATCAATACAATTTTTTGAAAATGCATTCTATATAACATAAATATATATTTTTTTTATGGTTGTATTATAATATGAATAATTATAAAAGTTCTAATGGACGTATTGATATTATTAATAAAACGCAGGGACCTGATATAAGTAATTTATTTGCTATTTATGATAAAATACCCGCAAATCAATGTTCCACATTTAGGGAACCTACATTAGGTCAATGGGATGAAACTCAATTATCTAAAGCATATTTTTCCAAAGAAAATATACAAATTATACAAAATGGAATTAGATTAGGAGTTTATCACAAATCTAATAACCAATATATTGTTGCGCCTCAAGATTGCGATTCACTTAAAATTATTATGAGAAGCGTTTTTTTACAACACGCTACAAATCAAACACAAAATATATCTGGACAAATTTTTCAACTTAATAAAATAGTTTTAGATTATTGCATTTATCATGTTTATTCTGAAGCTCAAAGTTATATAAAATATTTACACGATGTTAGCACATTGGCTGTACCAATGTCTAATCCTATTATTGAATCGCAAAAAGATAAAAATAATTATTTAATGCCTAACTGGTTTTAACAGACAAAGTATTTTAAAAAATTTAAATAAAATATAACAATCAATCACAACTAAATGGAACAAATTATACCAACTAATGTAATAACAGATGCCATCGCAACTATGTATGAATATAAAAATATACCAAACAAATGTAAATTAGTATCAATTGATACTAAAAAATAAATAATTGTTGGAAAAACAAAAGATTATATCGGCAATTTTGACAACATAAAGTATTATAGTTCCAAACAAAAATTTATATTAAGCAAAAAATAATTTAACATTTATTTTGAAGTATGAAGTAAATGTTAAAAGGTGTACAATTTATTATAAAAATATTTTTTATACTTGTGATTTATACTTGTGATTTTATACTTTTTTTCTTAGGTTGAATCATTATTTCTTCTTCTACTAATTCTTCTGTTACTTCTTCTACTACTACCTCTTTTAAATTTTTTTTAATCTTTTTTACTACGTTTGCGTTTGTAATTGATTTTTTATTTGAAATTGATTTTTTATTTGAAACTTTAACTTCACCTGTTTGTGATTGTTTTCTTTCCTTTTGATATTCTTCATACTCATTCTCAAGAATTGCTAATTCAGACAACCACATTTGTTCAATTGTAGTTGATTTAATACGTTCTAATTCACTTTGTTTTTCTTTATGCTCATTTAACATTTTTTCTACATTTTCCTCTGAAACTGAATCCATTGGCATTTTTACTAAATACTTGAACTCTTTATCATCTTCAATCATATAATATTTTTTTGTTATAAGCATATCAATAATTTCTTGTTTCTTCTTTTTTCTTAAATCAATTGTTTCATCCAATATTTCTTTAATATATTTTACCTTATTTGATAATATAATTATTTCTTTTTCAAGAGTATTAATTATATATTCCTTTCTATCCTCATAATATTCAATGCGAATTTCATAATAATCATCTATTATCTCTTCTACACTTTCATATTTCTTTAATTTATCTTCAGAATTAAATAAGTTCATATTTGTGGTTGAACTAGTAGAATATAACTTCAATATTTTTTCTACTCCATTACAACCATATTCACCCTTTCCAGATTCTAATTCTCCAAGTTTCCCCTTACTAAATGTAATTACGAATTCTATAGTTGTATCAGTATAATTTTCAAATACATCTTTAACAATAGATGTTATTTTCTTTCCTTCCTTATCTTTATCATTTTGAAGTTCATTTAACAATTCTTTAAAATCTTCAGTCCAATAACCAATCGGCAATTCAGTTACCTTTATTTTATCTGTATCAATTTTTTCATACTTACCTTTAAACATAAATTTGGTATCGCCAATTTTGGATATTTCACCTGTAAACCCCTCATAATAAGGAAAGAAGTTAATTTTATCATCTGTATTATTTTGTAATTTATTCTTTAAATAAGCAATAATATCTTTTGGATTATAACATATAATTTCCGTGCTAAAACCTGTGCCTATACCCTTTGAACCATTTACTAAAACCATTGGAATAATTGGAACATAAAATTGTGGTTCTACTGGTGTACCGTCATCATTTAAATATTTTAAAATTTTGTCATCTTGCTCTGGAAAGATACATCTAGCAATTTTTTCAAGTCGTGTAAAGATATATCTTGGACTTGAAGCATCTTGACCTCCCTTAATTCTTGAACCAAATTGTCCTGATGGAAACAACAAATTAATATTATTAGACCCTACAAAGTTTTGAGCCATTCCTACAATTGCCTTATTTAAACTTTCTTCACCATGATGATATAATGAATTTTCAGATACATAACCCGAAAATTGGGCCACCTTAATTTCACTAGTTAAATGCTTTTTAAATGTACAATATAATATCTTTCTTAAACTAATTTTTAAACCATCAATTAAATTGGGGATACTACGCTCACAATCATATTTTGAGAAATGAATTAATTCCTTATTAATAAACTCTTCATAAGGAATCATTTGCTTGCTTGTGTTTGCAAAACTATTTCTATCATAAACAGTTTCCAACCAATTTTTTCTATCATCTGCTCTTTTTTTATTAAATACCATGTCAATCGCATCATCGCTTATAGCGCCAGTATGTTCAAATCCCACAAATTTCTTCTCTTCAAAATACTCTCTAAATTCAGTTTTTGTTGAAGTGCCAAGACCCTTGTAATATTTAATTGTCCATCCTTTTGTACCTTCGGGAACATTGTTCTTCCAATGTTCATATTCGCCTTCATTATAAAACTTTAATGTTTGTTGTCCTTTTTTTGCCTTTAAAATTGGAGTATTCATAAACCCAATTAATCCTGAAATATGAGTTAAACTTGCCCATTCATTTTGAAACAAATTAATACACAATCCTTTAATATGACTACCATCTAAATCTTGGTCTGTCATAAATACAACTTTACTATATCTTAAATGTTTATTCACGTCTTCAATTGTTTTATACTCCTTTCCAGTTTCTAAACCAAGAATCTTTTTTATTTCGGAAATTTCTTTATTTTCAGATACTTTTTTAATTGCTTCTCCTCTCACATTCATTACTTTGCCTTTCAATGGATAAGCC